CGAGGATGAGGTTCGCTTGTACAGTTGGATAATTATCAACATAGACCTTGAAATCAGAGGCACTCGGGTACGTGAAGAGTGGTGTATTGTATCCCGGAACGGGGTGTGTGTGATACACGATATACTGTGTCAAATCCTCAGCTGTTGGTTGTACGGTGGCAAGTTGTCGGTTCGTACGTTCTGTGGGTTTATTGAATCGGACATAATTTCGCGTATTTTCTATGGTGAATGGTATTGTACCCGCGTACTCAACCTTCTGTTCCCATGTTTTTTTGTACACGTCTTGAAGTTCATTGAGAACTTTACGACTCAATCGAACGGACATGTACCTATTGTTTGCGCGTGTTATCGTCCCCACGTTTAATCCACTTTTTGGTATATTCACTCTTCTAAAGTTATTAGATAACTGATTGAGGATACGTTTAAATCGGGCCACCTGAAGCCGCCTACGAGCAGTTTCGGTGGACACCATCTTACTGTAGATAAAGAAGAAAATTGAAGTGTGTTTAATGAACATCGAGACATTCGCTCGAGAGATATATTCTCAACTGGGACCTGGGTACAGTGAGAGAGTATACCATAATGCGATGGAGGTTTTACTGAGAGAGAAGGGTATACAATACGAGACGGAACGTCATATTTTGGTCAAGTTTCGAGGACACGTTGTAGGACAATTACGAGCTGATATTATCATAGACAACACTATAATACTAGAGCTAAAAGCTATCAAGAATCTGACTGATGGGATGGAGCATCAGGCTCAAAAATATCTTGACTTGACAGGATTGAGGTTGGCGTATCTGGTGAATTTTCCTCTTCAAACGGGTCGGGAGGTGGAGATTCGAGAGATTGCATTAGGACCATCAGAGGGAGAACTTGCGAAAGCCTTCGATAAAATACACGATCATCATCATATTGTGTCTGCGGATCTGACATCGCTGCTTCCAGGAGTTCGCGTGCTGTCTTCAGATGAAACTTCGCCTGTTCCATGCAATGCTGAACAGCTGGGTCCGTTTGATTAATATTTTCTAGGTGAGGAAGGACTTTAGACTCCAATTCGTAGAGGGCGAGTAGGGTTGGTTCGTCGTTCATTTGCGGGTTTTCGGTAGGTACATCAACTTAGGCTTTACACTCACATCGATGACAACTTCTCAATTTATCGAGGCACTTGATGCATAAGAAGTGTTCACATTTTCGAAACTTGACACACTCCTCACTTTTGTTACAATTTGAGCACTCACACACCTTGAATTGTAAAATCTCATTTTTGAATCTCCAAAAGCATGAAGTACAAACTTTTAATCCAGGTTTCATGCTTTTGCCACACACCTTGAAGTTTGGGCAGGTCATATAGTTACACGGTCGGAATAAATTCCCATTTTAAATCGTGGCAAATCTTGTTCCATATAATATCTTGTTGATACAACTTTTCTTTAGACTTGAGGAGTGGAAAGTATTGGAGGTAATCGTCTTCACCCAAAAGTTCACAGAATTTGTAGAGGACATAAGAGTAGCTGAGAAAGTTCTTCCTTTCTGTAGGACAGTTATCGTCGAATGGTCTTTGAATATCTTTGAACATGATACGAAGATACTCTTCCAACTCTTGAGGCATATTTGGAGGTTTTATACCGTTTAGGATATGTGTAATGTAAGGAACATGTTCATAATATTTATTGAGTCTCAATTTTTTCAAAAGTCCTCTAATCTTTGCATGTGTGATGTCTTCAAGATTTTTGATTTTCATCTTTTTGAGTTCTGATCTCAATTGATCGATGACTTCAGTGGGAATATCTGTCATCTCTTGTGCTTGGAACTGTGACAACCATTCGTTAAAATGATTTTCTCTCTTGTACGAATAGTTTACAATCTTTTCTGATGTCTCTTGTTCCTCTCGGTATGTCAACTCGTCACTGATGAGTGCGGCAACTATAACACCACAACCGTCACACACGAGATCACTTGTGTCGCGAAAATGGATAATATTACTGTCAGGACATGTTTTACATACATCACTCGTACGTTCTTGAGGTTTGTATATGTTTTTCTTTTCAACATCTCTGAGATAGTCAGTGAAGATATCCTTCCGTTTTAGTCCAACTGTTTCTTTCACATTGAAAACATTATCTGTGTTCGACCTCTCATCACCATCGTCTATATGTTGATCCAAATATGGCATACATTTCATAATATACTCTGCCATTTCAGATTCATATTTTCTCCTATTCGATGGGTCTTTACTTATATGTTGTTTCCATTCATCTATTCGATTATTATATCTACTTAAAAAATTACCTTCCATCCTTATAAAGAGATGCTTACCAAACTTTTAAGTAGTATTTTCTTCTTTTACAAATACCTCGTCACACCTAGAGATTACACAATTATTTCTGAGGAACTCGAATATTCGATAGATCATGACTTGGACTATATGATCGAAGATGATTTTTGGATGAAAGAAGGTAAAGATTGGGAAGATGGTATTCTCGACGAATATTACACTACAGTTACAGGTAAACATTTCCGTCACACGATAATTCCACAAAATGTCAAGTACATAATCCTTAGGGTAAAGTATTACTTCAATGGTAAGAAGTATACTGCCATCTCGAATGACATTAATTTTAAACCAGGTGAATGTGAAGATGCATCAATGCATTTTAGTATCCCTTTGAGTAGTGCCTGGATCGTTGATCAAGATGATAAACCGATGAGAGACATTACTGAAAAGGTGAAACGGTACAGTGGGCCTCGAAACGATTTCCACGGACAAAAGGTTCCACTTGAACATTTTCTATTTTATGACAGGAAGGCACTTGAGGACAAGTACCCAAAGATTGTTTTGTCGAATACATTGGGTATGAAGAAAAATGTATCAACTCTTAAGGCTTTTAGTACTAATCTTCAGATACCTTAGTCGCCAGGTAAAATCTGAGTTCCCCAAGATTGGCAACATTGTACTTTAGAATCAAAAATCTATTTCCAGTTTCCTGTATAATTTGCACAGACGCACACATACTCGTCGCCTTTGTAAAGATATTCAGATACTTGAGACTATACAGACCTGTAATAGTAGGACTTTCCTCATTACACTCTATAGAAGTGTCTTGGTTTGCAAAGTCACCTAGACAACTGAAGTTAATTTGTTTTCCAGATCGTTTAATCTCGATATCTGTACCTATGTTTGACATGTCTCTACAGAGACGCTGAAAGTCTGCTGATGGGAGTGTAGTAATCGTGGACATTACAACTTCAGGAACTTCGATTCGACTCTCATTGATATCCAGAAGTTTGAGTTGGAAAGTTGAACTTGTCTTTTTAGACTCACTCGTGATTTCGATGTTCATATACTCCTTTGAAACAATCTCAATCTTCAGGACATCATTGTTTGTAATCGTCTTGAGAAGTTTGAATGTATTTGATATGTTGATACCAGCAATAATTTCATCTTGTTCACAATGATACTCTTCGAAGTTGTCTGCTGCGAGAAACATATCTACGAGAGATGTTCGTGCTGTATCCAGAGTGATAACATACATACCATCTGGTTTGAAGTAGATATTCACATCATTTAGAATGTCCTTTAGAACTTCGAACGTCGACTTAAAAGCAGAAGCTTGGATCGTCACAAGTTTCATATCTACTCGTATTAGCGCGTTACATCTTTAAATCTGTATATGCCACACCCTTAGAGACATCTCTACCAATCTTCTCTTCAAGTTCTTTCGTCATAGCGGGTTGGAGAGATTGTCCGTAATCATCGAGACGAAACATATCAGAGTTGTTATCCTTACCATCTAGGGTTGACATGGAACAGCCCATTCCACCGAACCCTACGTGATCAACTTCTTTTTTGGGTAGAAGGGAGTCAAGCCAGTTCTTGATTTCGTTGCCTACGAGAATCTTACCATTTTTCGTGAGCATAGTGGGTACACGATTGATCTTATTTCTATAATTCGGAGGTACACCCTGAGTATTGATATTGTGAAAATGTACAAGTTGTTTCAATTGTGCGTGTTTGTTGATATATTCAATCACATCCATGGAATGTTTACATCGAGGGCTATATATCAGCAGAGACATCTACTATATATTGGGTATTTTGTAAAAAAAAATTAACGCATACTAGTAAAGATGAACTATTTACTTGTTTTGATTTTGGTCCTGGTAGTTCTCATCCTGACAACCAACCACGAAAAGTTTACGGAGACATTCGGTCTCTCAGGCTACATTAAGCCTAAGGATTCTACAAAACTTGACGACCCCAGACCAAACCTCTCGGGATTTCAGGAAGTTGAAGCCAAGGTTGACAATGATATGATGGAAGAGTTTGTTCTTAAGGCGAACAAGGAAATTTCCAAGCGCACTGGGTTGTGTACATATATCATTGAGACTACATCAGTCAAGCACTACAAGGGTGATGAGAAGGAGATCTACGAATGTATGTTCATGACAATGAAAAAGGGTGGGTTCTCATACGGGTTCTCAGTGGTGGCTTCATATGAAGTTGAAAATGGGAAGATTCGGATTATTTCCCTTAGAACTCAACCCCTCGGTGTCCAAGCTCCTCAAAACATCAAACCTTTTACAGAAGGATCAGAAGGTAAAGAGTTTGTCAAATATGAATTGGTCAAGGAAGTTGCCATGCCCAAGAGTACTGAGTTGGAATCGGTGAAAAATAAATTACAGTAATTGTAATGTTGAGCATCGATGATGTTGTCAAGATAGATGACAAGCGAAAACAGATTCGTAAAGAAATTTACATGAAAATATACACTCAATTTTCTACAAAAATAAAACAATCTGTAGAACTTGGGCATAAACAGTTATTTATGACGATACCAACATTTCTCATAGGCTATCCAGTGTTTGACCGCTCGGCTGCCGCGAGATATGTAGCGAGACAGTTCACTTTGGGTGGTTTTACTGTACAACTTGTGAGTGACTATGATATATACGTCACTTGGTCAAAACCAAAAAAGAAAAAGGAAAAGGTGGAACAAGAGGAAGATGGAGACTTCCCAAATCTAATGAATCTCAAGAAGATTGCAAACAAATACAGGCGAAGTGCGTAGGAAGCGTTATTTTTAAAACCCCCTTTAATCATAAATGGACAATTTGAGTATTATGGTCGAGGCGAAAAGGGAGTATCTTGGACAACTCTGCCTCATTATGTCTCCAGCTATGATTGAAGTATTCGAGGAAATGTACAATGAATCAATTAAAACTTCTAAAGGGAAACAGGTGCTCATCATGTTTCAAAAAATCCTTAAAGAAGTTCCAAACTGGTCAAATGCTATGTCCAAGAGACATAGCGATAACATCACCAGTCGTTGTTCTTGGTTTGGTGACCTCTTAGCCGCTGTATTCGTCGCGTGCACTAAAATTCTTTCTTCGGTTCGTCTCAAGGCGGATAACAAAAAGATTTCCCTTAAACTCCCAACTGAGGAAGTTTTCATTCAAACGTGTTACAACAATATCGCGAAAGATATTTACAAGGATCCATACATTTTCCACGAAGAGCAGAGTGAATATGTTCGCGACGAAAAATTGACTACGCGTTTTTGCACCTGTATCGAAAACACTGTGAAAGAGTTGATTCCTGTACAACAGATTCTTCAAACGTACATGTCCCAGGATAATCGTGACATCTCTCTTGATGGTGAGATTCAAGATAGTATTGATCCAGAAGTTGTCGATGATGAACCCGAGCTCATGGGTGAGCCTATGGGAGAGCCCGAACCAGAACCTTTGGGTGAGCCTATGGGTGAACCTTTGGGTGAGCCTATGGGTGAGCCTATGGGTGAGCCCGAGCTCCAACCTACTGGTCTTGAGAATGAATTTAAAACTGTTCCAGGTGTTCAAGCACCTGAACCTATGGAACAACCTCAGGAAGAAGATGATGTACTTTTTGGTGATGCACCAGAGCAGCGTACAAAAAATCCCAGGTATAATTAAATGGAGATCTCCGATCATTTACGTGACCCACTGAGTGCTGCTCTCATCGCGGGTGGTATTACCGCGGGGTACATCCATCTCAAAGCATACTTGAACAATGAAGGGAAACTGGAATTAAACAAATACACCAAACCTGCAGCTCTTAATGCGATTTTGGTATTTTTCATAATATCAGGTGGATTAGGTAAAAAGGAGACTATTTCGACCGAACCTTTCTAAACTTAAAGATTACACTAGTATAATAAGAAAATGGCGTCTGTCACTGCTTTCAATGATATGATGGGTCAATTTCTTGTGGAATTGCACAAGACTTTTCCAGAGGAAAAAGGCATTAAGAAGATGATGACTTCGTTCGATGTACTGAAGTCCACAAATCCACGACTCGTGGTGGATGGTTTTATGACGGGTGTAACTCCATACGCTGAAAAGATTTCATCGAAGGATGAATCCTTCCTACTCAAGGAGATTGATACGATTGATTTTTTGAAAGATCTCAACATCAAGTCCTATTGGGAGCGCATGTCCGCCAATACCAGGGGTGCGACGTGGCAATATCTACAGACTCTCTACATGCTCGGTACTACTATCATTTCTATCCCTGACGACACACTCAAGATGATTGAGGGTATTGCTAAGCAATGTGCTGACAAGATGGAGACTGACGGTGGTGAACTAGACCAAGATGCTCTTATGAAGATGATGGGTAGCATGCTTAGTGGTCTACCCAAAAAATAAACCTATATATATATTAAATGAAGGCCTGGTTTGACGATCCTCAGCAGCTCATTCGAGCCGACCAGGTTGCTCAATTTTGGCCGACTTCAGAACAAACTCCAGAAGATCGGGTGAACGCTGCTTCACGTTTTATCATCTATGTCAGTTGCATTCTTTATCTGACCCGTCGCGATCCTCGTATTTTCGTGTTGGGTGCTACGGTGATTGCCGTGATCTTTGTCCTCTACAGGTCGAAAATGGTAAAAGAGACGTATGGATCGGGTGTTGTTAAGGGCTCTGCTTGTCAAAAACCAACAGAGGACAATCCTATGGCAAACATTTTGATGACTGATTACACCGATGCCCCCAATCGATTAGAAGCATGTTATTATCCCACAGTGAAACCTTTCGTAAACAACTACATCAGTGACCGCATTCCTTACGATTCCGGGCGATCCCGTACACCGATGCCCAAGTATCTTCGAAATGCCGCAGAGCGTCAATTCATCTCGAACCCTGTGACTAAAATTCCAGGGGATCAGACGGCATTTGCTGAATGGCTTTATGGTGCCAAGAATGGTCCAATGTGTAAGAGTGACACACAATTCTGCAGTCCGGATGCACGCGGTGTCCAGCTCGAGGCATTTTCCGGATTGAGTTCAGATGGAAATATTGGCCGTGGTTTTGGTGGTGGAAGTGTCCGAGGGGGTGGCGGAACATATAGTTAGATAAATATTCTTATGTAATAATAAATGGCGTATCAGCTTCAACCTGGACTTTCCATTGTTCAAAACTCGGGTGCTCTACCCACCGTAAAAGCGACTGATGAAATTTTTGTGTATCCTCAGCCCAGTACCCTAAACTGTGGGGCTTGCCGACCCAACACCATGTTGTACGGCACCGCTCCCTACAAGGCGGGTAAGGGTTCCCCAGCTCAGTACATCGAGACGAGTGATGAACTTCGTCCCCAATCCACTTCCCGTTTCAACAAGAATATCGTCCAAACTTATGAACGAAATTTGTTCCCATTGTCCAACATGGAGTGTAAGACTCCCCTTCGTACGATTCGATATGAACCCGCGAGCACTCGTGCCGAACTCCAGAATGGTTTGTTTCAGAAAAGATATGTTAATAAAAATGTAAGTAAGAAGTAAGAATGGCTGATCCCATTTCACTTATGGCTATAGCTGGTCTCGTGTACGCTGGACGCAACTTAAGTACTAAATCAGTTCCACCTAAGGTTGATAACGATGTACCTGTTATAAAAAGTCCTCGAATGGTTGAAACTACAAATTTTGAACCAACAATGGAAGTTTCCAGTAAACGAGAAATGGACAGCTTTGCTGATATTTCTAAACAACAGAGAAGTGGTGGTCAAGAAGTCTTGAACATGCGAAACCGTATGT